CTGTATCTGAGGATGTTACTACAATACTGGCACCAGCATAATTATCAGAAGTGTTAGCATTTTCCAAATTGATTTGTGTTATACCATATTCATCATTTTTAACTTTTATAGTCTGTGAATTTGACTGAACTTCTTTATCTTTAGTAATTTTCCAATAATATTCTGTAGAGGTATTATCTCCGTTATCGTGATTAGAATATATTGAAGTACTGTCATCTCTTACTCTAAATCCAGCACCTTCGAATAAATTACTTCCTTGAATATGAGCATTTATTGTCTTATTATTAAAATCAATTGTAAAATTATTAGAATCTCCACCATCGTTATCAAAAATTAATTTATAATTTGTAGTTAAATTGATTGTTGTGTCTTCAGTTAACGTTCCACCAAGTTTAACAGTTCCTGAATTCTCTGTTAAACCATTTGTAAATGTATATGACTGAGATTCAGAACCTCCAGCTACATTATCAAATAAAATATCATCAGTCCCTATTATTGCTGGTTTTCTGATTTGCCATACGGTGTTTTTATTGTTATCACCTTCAGCAACTGCTATCAGATAATAAGATAAATTGATACCATTGGGAAAATCAGGATGTCTTTCAAAAACTCCATCTTTATATAAATAAATTCCATTTTCTTTTGAATCGGTTTGCCCTGCTAAGAAAACAATGTCACCTTCTTGCGTAGTCTGCCCATCTATTGTATAAGGACCACCTTGTTCACCTATCTCTTGATTTGTATCAGCCTTTAATCTTACTCTGATAGTTCCCGCTCTAGTATCTATAAATCCGAGCGGCGCGATCTCACCTCTCTGAGACAATCTAGTGTTAGAATAAAAGTCGTCTGGATTTTGCAGATAAAAATTAGTAGCACTTCCAACATATAATGCAAAATAGTCTTTTGATAAATAAGCACTCAATTGTTTATTAGCATCATTCGGGTCCACATATTGGAAATGTGAAAGACCGCCTCCAAAAGACCAATCTGCATTTGGTTGGTTAGTATCTGGATGATGTATCACCAATTGCTTATCTTGAGTATCAATAGTAGTATCTTTAGTTAAATTACCACCAAGTTGAATCACATCATTATTTATCTCGATCCCATTATTGGCGGTTAGATTGGATCCAAATTGAGCTTCTTGCCAATTACTATTATCTGATAAATCTCCGTTGCCAGTATCTATTAGCTGATAAAATTTATCATCGGCTTTAGAATAAACCAACATACCCCATTTTCTTTTTAATTGAGGTATGTTGTCTCTCTCAGTAGAATCTTCTACAGTAATGTATCCACCGATTAAATTTTTATCTTCAAGTAATCCGAAATCTCCTCCTGGCTCAAAAGTACCGGTAATTTTGATAGCCATAAAATTCTCCTTGTTAAAACGTATGTCGAATGTCTATTCTCTTAGGTTGTGATATTTTTTTCGGTGAGCCTTTTTTCTAGCAAACGGTGAGCCTTTTTTCTAGCAAATAGAAAATAGTAACCTTTCTAATACTGAGTTACAGTTGGCAGAACCTAGATGCAGAAAAACTTTTTTTAGTCCGCGCGAACCGGTCTGGACGGTGAGCCTTTTTTCTAGCAAATAGAAAATAGTAACCTTTCTAATAGCTTGTTACAGTTAGCAGAACCTAGATGCAGAAAAACTTTTTTCTAAATATCATCCCGGTCTGATCTCTGAAAACTTTTTTCTTGCAAATAGAAAATAGTAACTTTTCTAATACTGAGTTACAGTTGGCAGAACCTAGATGCAGAAAAACTTTTTTAGTCCGCGCGAACCGGTCTGATCGTCCAAACTAGTTTTTCAGTTTGCTGTTTTAAAATAACAACCTTTCTAATAGCTTGTTACAGTTGGCAGAACCTAGATTCTAATTCAAAAAAAGCAAAAACTAGGAACATAGGTTCCTAGTTTTTAAAAATTTAAAATTAACTCATTTGTGAATGTAAATCACTTGTTTGTTGGTAAGTGGTTCTAATCATTCTGTAAGTTATAGTTACTCCGTAATCATTTGTAACATCTACTGTACCTGCGTTAGTTCCATCTACTCCGAATCCTGTATCGGTGTCTTTCCAATCATTATAATCGCCCCAGCTATCTGGATATACAATATAATAATATTCTGAATTTCCACTGTTCGTGAAATTATAAGTCCCAGCAAACCCAGATTTTAATTGTGAATTAGATAAGTTTTTAACATCAGCTTCTGTTAAAGTGTCATTAACATTAGCTCCCCAATAAACTCTGTAATACCATCTTACATTGAAATCTCTTTGGAACGTTTGGTTTTTAGTATTCTCACCTGTAATTCTCCAAGTATAAGTTCCAGGGCTTGTTAAAGATTTATCAGCACCAATATCTACATCTTCTGTACCATCATTAGCCAATCCGCTCACAAGTGTGGTATTTGAATTTGTTACATCAATAATTGATATACTGTTATCTTTAATGTTTTCATCATTAATTGTGCTCCAGTTAAATGTTCTAGTGCCACCTGCTACTTTATCACCAACTTCTAGTGACTGAGTTTGAGATGCGATATTAAATGAAGTAAAGCTTGGATACTGATAAGGGAATAATATTCTTTTAAGCACTTCGTTAACAGGCATTCCATCTACTATTTCACCAGCCTCTAGTCCACCGTGATCTTGTGGTAATGGATCTGGAGCATTCATATAAACAGCATTTCCAGAAATTTTAATAGCAGTTAATTCATCAGTACCTACAACGTCATGACCGCTATCATTAGTAATTATCCATTGTGTATCTGAATTCTCTGTTCCTTCTTCTATAATAAAAGTAGCACCAGCTGCATGGCTTCCTGCTGCTAAATCGCTAGATCTGTTAAGTTGATTATTGGTTTTATCATAAACATAAATACCATTTTCTGTAGCATCAGTCTGCCCAAATAAAGCAACTCTATCGCCGTCAACTAGTTCTACATCATCTATAGATAACGGATCAGGAATACTTGTTAGATCAATATTGTTTAAAGAAATAACTCTTACAGGATTTTTCCATGTAATATTTTTAGTCGTATCACCAAGTAAATTCTGAATTGCGTTATAAGTTAAAAGCTCTTTTGTCGGATCCACAGATGTAGATGTATCATTTAAAATTCTATCAATGTTTTTAATTTTAAAATAAGAACCTTTCCATTGATAAGCGCTTGGATCAGCAAACCAGATTTTATATTGGTTTCCACTATAATGTTCTGCACCAAATTCTATAACTTTAGCCTGTGGTGGTATAAGTAATTCTGCTCTGAATGTCATATGAGTAAATTCTGTTCTCTCGTTTTCTATGTTAACTAAATCACAAAATCCTTTTGTTTTAACTATTTCACCATTAGGCATTAAAAATTTTACGTAAGTTTGAAAAGCATATTCGTGGCCATCATTCATAAGCCATTCAACAAAATATACTCTTCTTATATATTTATCGGCAGGATTATAGAAATATTTATCATTAGTGAATTTAATAAAAGCTGTTTCACCGTCTTGGCCATCAACTATTAAACTGTTATCGTCACCGCTGTGATTTGTTTTATCTAAATCGGTATCCGCTGCACCGTTTGTTGGCAACTCCCAAGTATTTGTGATATTTGAAAGCTCATCATTATAATTAGATGACATACTAAAATCTAATTTATATTCGTTTATAACTTCAATAGTTTCAGTATGTCCTTTTATTTGAGCGTCAATATAACCTTTTGTTACAAGCTGTTTGTCTGTCTCGGCTTCACTATCGGTTTTATAATTGCCTGTAGCATAATCTTTATAAATAGGTGCTATTGTGTAATCAATATGCTGTTCAAAAGAATCTATAATACCTTCAATTTCTGGTATTGTTACTGATTTGGCTTCACTTATTTGACAAAGCCATAGAGCACCTCTTAATTTTCTAGCTATATCTGCAGATGGTTCATCACTTGCTTCAATTCCGGTAGGTTTAACATCCTCTGTTAAAGTAATTTCACCTTTGTACCAAATACTATCCGGTGCGATTTGTGTAAATGTAAAATTCTGTGAATAAGCACTATTATCAGATACTTTAAGACCTTTAAAGGTATAATCTATTGTTGTATTATTATCTAATTGTCTGTTATTAGTAAAAATAACAATTTTGGTATTAGTTTTTAAAACTTCTTCAGTTTGGATAGTGAAAACTGCTTTATTTTCATAGGTTCCACCAAAGAAAAAAGCACCGTTAGCATGAGGCCAGTTATAATGTGAATTCACATTGTCTATATTTATATTCCATGCTTTTTTGATTGTTTCTTCTAATGTGTTAGTACCTGTTACAATTGGTGGTAAATCAATTTTATTCATCGCAGTAGGCACGACCGCGCTGTCGCCGCTTTCAGAAGGCGAAAGCATTGAGTATTCTTCCCAGACTCCGCTTCCTTTATACTGATAAGTTACGTTATCTTCTTTTACTAATGCAAGCATACCTTCTTTAAGATTCAGCTCAGGTATGCTGTCTCTGTCGGCTATTGTTGGAACTACTCTTAAACCACCTAGTAAATCGATATCTTCAACTAGTGGAAAATTTCCTCCCGGTTTGAATAAACCTGTAATTTTAATTGCCATCAATTCTCCTTGATTAATATATTATACGATTCTTTGGGATTGAAATCAAAAAATCCGAAAAAAGCAATAAAGAACTCAGCTCGCTGTAAGCGAGGCACTGAGTTCTTTATTTTTTGAATTTCTTAAATGGGTTTATTAAAAATGTGAAAGTATAACTTATAGGTTTACCTATAACATCAGGACCCACATTCCAGTTTTTCCAACCGATATTGCATTTCAACCCATAGTTAGCAAATGGATATTTCCATCTAAGTCTATACATAGGATATATTTTATTATTTTCATCATAGACTTCTGTATACTCGAAACCTGTTTTATCAACTCTACTATCCAAACAGTTTTCATAATCATTATTGAATTCTTTTGTAGAACATTTGGAATTTTTAAAGGCTTTTCTAAATCCAATATGTTTTACTGGAATTCCATCAAATCCGAGTTTAAGACCAAGATTGTGAACTGGATTTCTGAGAACAGTCCATCTGAATCTTGTCCAAAAATTACGTTTTCCATCTACGTGTGATTGTAAATAGTAAATATCTCCATCAATCCCATCATCTTTATTACCATAAATAGCATCTATCCATTTATCTTTGAATTTGTGGTTAGGATGAGAAGTTTCATTTCTTGGTTCATAATCTTCAATTCTGTTTAACAGCAGTGCTGTACCTACTATAAAGGGAGAAAAGAGAATAGCAACTAGCTGAACGAAGAAGGTTACTAGTATTCTGATTATATTTTTAATGTGTTTCATTCATCACTCCCAAACAATCGCTTCAACTTCTTCAATGGTAGTTGCTTCGTTAACTTGTTTTCTAAGTTCATTATATTTAACAAAAATTTCTGTTTGTGCTTGTCCTGCTTTTTGCAGTGCCTCTTTAAGTTCAGGTTTTGTTAATTCAATAGTCTCATTATTATAATCAATCCAGTTAATAGTTGTCGTATCGTCTGGCAATCCATTAATAGCTCTGTTTATCCTGTCTTGAGAATCTTCATCTCCATTAAGTTCTTTTCCGTTGTTTAATGTTATAATTATTTTATTAACAAGATCAGTTCTTGTTTGCTTAATATAATTTATTTTGGCTTGTTTAATTTGATCTAGTTTATTCTCTTCTTCTTTTTGTTTAATTTCTTCTTCTGTTTTATCAAAAACTCCAAACAGCTTAAAAGATTTGAACTGTATTTCTGTTATTTGAGTGAATTCTGTGTTGTGTTTTTTAGCTACATTATTTATTATGTCTTGTGTTACGCTATCCTCGAATGCATATATTTGGTTATTTGTATCTTTATAATATTTCATTTATTTCTCCTTATTTAAGTTCGAGCCATTTATTTACTGAAGCATTATAAATAGCCACTTTATAAGTGCTACCAGCTGGAACTATTACATTTCCTCCACATTGTGGATAATCACTTGAATTATCAGCAGCTAAAGGCACTGAAACCCCGTCTATAAAAACTTCTATAGATACTGTGCAGTTGTTTCCTTGGTTTGAAAAAATATTTACCATAATAGGTTTTCCAGTTGTATTTGTATAAGTAGTTCCAGCACTTCTGTTACTAGTCTCATCATGCCAGCTATAACCATCACCTCCAATGCCTAACAGATTTTTAGGAACACCTTGAACTAAATCAGCGTCTAACCCACTTCCTGCTCCGTCATGCGCTTTCACCATATCAAGTACTGTTATTTGTGACATTATTCATCCTTTCTTATATAGATTCTATACCTAGAACACCGTTATCTACGTATAATCTATAAGGTGTCCCATCTGTTCTGTCTATTAAGATTACTCCGTAACTATCAGATGCAAATCTAATATCGGCTACTGCTGGCTGTGCGTTGGAATAATCTTTATTAAGTTTCCTATTCTCTAGATCCAAAGTGGAAGGTTGATATGGTCCACTGATACCAACCTTCTTAATACTGTTACCTTCTTTAACTAATCCTGGCATTATTCTTCTCCTTTAGGCTCTGTATAAACTAGCATTCCGTTATCTAAATCTATAACAGAATTTTTAAGTTTTTCAATATCTGTTTCGTTGTTTATCTGTTCTTCTATAGCCCATTTATTTTTATATAACTGTTGGCCTACTTGTATAATTTCTTTTTTCATTTCTACAAGCTGGGTTCTGGTTACTGTTGTAAAACTATTATCTGCTAATCTAAATTCTACAGTATCATCATCGTTTTCTAAGATATCTAGTAATCCATTTATGTTTGTTAGTGCGACGGTTCCAGCATCTATGTCTTTATCGATTGTTTGGCTGTGGATGGTAGTCTTGGTAATTTTATCAGTAAAAATATTTTTTAATTCAGATAATTTATAATTTTTTACTTGTTTTTCATCTAAAACCCATGTGTTATTTTCTGAATCCCATTTACTGAATTCAAAAGGTTTTTCAAGCGTCCATCCTTCAGGTACAGGCCCAATTTCTTTTATCTTTTGACTTTCTTTAGTTTCTATATTATAGATTATTTTTCCTCTATAATCTTCTTTTATTTCCCATTCAGTTCCATTAAATACAGGTATCTGGTTTTCTCCATATTCAGGTGCCTGTATAAGCGTACAATTTCTCGGGATTAAATATCTATTTTTTTCTAAAGGATCTTTTCTAAGTGTTATAGTACTAATATATATACCTTTATCATTATAACTGTATCCAATCATCTATACTCCTTAATATTTAATAACAAACATCAATGCTATGTTTCTTGGTCTAGTTTCGGGACCACCCGTTGCTGAAGTTGTTCTACCATAATTCCAGTCATGGTGTCCATTACCATTTTCACATGACGTGGTAGACCCTCCATCATCATTGTCAATATACTGATAAGATATATGTGTATGTTCTTTTAGTTCATCAGCTTGCCAACTCGCAAATGTTCTTCCAGAATCTACTCCGCGTCCATTATCCCAACCTCTTATAAACTCACCCCTTAGATCAGGCAGATTAAAGGTAGTACTACCATCACCTGCACCATAGGTTTCACCAATCACATCAAATAATCTAGAATAAGTAGTTCTAGAAATTTCAGCTCCATTGCATTCTAAAAATCCTTCTGGAACATTTTCAGTCGATAAAGTAATTACTGTCCCTACAGGGACTCCAATTTCTATCGCAGTTTTCCCGTTGAGTGTTTGCGCATCTAAATCACTTAATTGTTTAATTTTATCACTCATTCATCATCCTTTTATTCATTTTCATCCCAGCTTATCGCATCTAGCTCCTCGACACTAGTTGCCACTTCCACTTCATCTTTTAACTTCCAGAGTTTAGCAAGCTGATTTTTATAGTTTTGTCCAAGTTCTGTTAACATAGTTTCAACATCTTGTAAACTTAAAGTATGATAATCATTGTTATAATCTCTTATAGTCATCTTAGAGGAACCTAGTTTAACTTCTAAATCGTAACCTTTTTGAAGCTTATCAATATCTTCAAGAGTTGCATTCATTTTGATGTTAGAAGTTGGACAAACGTAACCTTGTGATAACTGAGTTCTGAATGCTGTGGTTAGTTCTGATTTTTTAAAGTTTTTATATAAATTTACATCTATTTTCCAGTCATCTAATTTTTCATCGAACACCACATAAAACCCATCCGATAAAGGTTCCTTATCTGTCAAGTTATCAGGTAATTCACCGTGCTGTAAAAAAGTTTTACTTTCTTTTGTTTCTTTATCATAGACTATTTTACCGTAATAATCATCTACTAAATCCCACCCGTTCCCATTAAATTTTGGTATTTTACCTTCTTGGAAAGATGGTTCAATGTCTGTAACAAAAGGAGGTTTTAGATAAATTGAAGGGTTTGAAGGGTCTTGTTGTACTCTTACCTCGCCTGTATAATATTTCGTCTTTTTATCATATCCATACATTATTTTATACATATAAATACTCCTTAATATTTGATGTAGAACACAGTAGCTATGTTACGTGGTCTAGTCTCAGGACCACCTGTGGCTTGAGTATCAAACCCATAGATTCTATTTGCATCACCGCCTCCCCATTCAATGTCACCGCCAGAACCAGTTAAATTTGCGAGAGTAGTTGAATGATGTATATGGCTTCTAAACTCATCTTCTTGCCATCCGTCAATACCCAATTGTCTCCCACTGTCTATTCCTCTTCCGTGATCATAACCTCTTAAAAATTCACCTCTTAAATCAGGTAGCTGAAATTTGGTTGATGCCTCAACCCATGTTACACCACTGTCATCAGATATATCTGTTCCATCTGTTGTACCATCACTAGTAGCTTCATATACGGTGCCATCAGAAATCGATTTTCTAAGTTCCCCTGATGAAATAGTCTCACCATTTGACCACGTTTTAACATACATTGCACCAATTGTGTTAAATAGTTTGGTGAATTTAGGTGAATCATCAATATCTATTATTGCACCATTACATTCTGTAAATCTTGGTAAATTTACACCTGCTTCACCTGAAAAAGATATAATAGTACCTACAGGAACTGTAGGTGTATATTCTGTAAAAAATTTTCCTGCTAAAGCTGGCATTATACTACCCTCCAATCACTATTTAATGCATTGTAAATAAATTTATATTCTTTATATGCCACATCTAAATGTATTACACCAGATTCGTCACTCATTATTGACTCATCTCCACCTGATTCAACATCCAAATTATTCGTATCAAAAGTTCCTTTAACATCATTGATGAAAATAGTATCCCCGTTTCTTGGATTTGCTGGAAGTGTAATAGTAAACGAACCTCCACTTGTATCTGCAAATATATAGTCACCATTGGTTGCTGTATAATCAGAGTTTTTATCTCTATAATTCCATTGAAGTGTTAAGACATTTGCTACGTGGTCTTGGTCAATGAATACATATCCGTAGTATTGTTTAAATTCCAATTCATCACCTGTATTAAGATCAATCAGCCATTTAATATGAGTGCTGTCTTCTTCTGAAAAATGCACACCGTTAGCTAGCTTAACACCGTTTCTAAACACTTCAAGTGATTTTCCATCAGGATTATAAACTCTATCATGTGGTAATTCGTAAACAGTTCCAGCAGATATATCTGATGTTAACGTTACAAATTCATCAAACGCAACTACATTAGTGCCTTGCATACCTTGTAAATCATAAAGAACACTATAACCGTAAACTACTGTTCCGTCTGTTAGTGATGTGAATTTAATTCTAAAATCTGAAGTATCAGAATCGAGATAAACTCTATAAGGTTCGTTGATTTCTATCCAGTTTGTTCCACCATCGATGCTATATTCTACTTTATAATTAGCAGTATCTTGCGCTGTATTTATAAATATTTCGAATGCTGAAAAACTGCCGCCGTTAAGTATTATATTATCAGTGATAAAATATTGATTTGTATCATAAACATAGTAACGCTCCATACTGCTAAAAACACCTGTATTATCTATTAATTCAGGATCCGGATTATTTTTATCAAAAATTGAATAAGTTTCTTGTGCGAAATCGCTTGCCGCAAGTAGTATTTCATATATAGCAGCACCATCTCCGCCCAATCCTCCAACAGGTACAACCTCTTCAGTGGTGCCGTCTGCTGGACTAATTCTTTTTGTATAAATAATCTGATCAACTAAGTTGACAGCTAATTCACCTATAGCAATATCGTTAGTGGAAGGTACTTTACCTGGTACTGAACTACGTTTTAATAAAAATTTCTTAGCCAAAGTGTCTCCTTTTTGTGTTAATATATACACGAAACCAATTTGCTGAAAACCGCAACTAACGATAATCAGCAAACTGTCATCATGTGATGTGTTTTACCGAGGCTAGATAGCCTCAGTTTTTATAATTTCTGCTATTTTGCTTTGCCGTTCTGCTAGTCTCTCCATAAACGCATCACCTTCAATCGTAAGTTTTATATCTATTATATTCTCAGGGTCGAATATTTTTAATACTTTTTCGATAAAAAATCTATTATTTAGCTTCTCTTTTTGTTCCTCATCTAGCGTTTCATACAATTCTTTCAATATATAAGATAATAATATTATCATTTTAGAATTGTCTGCCACGGAATCCGCCAAGTCAAAAACTTCTTCATTGATTTTTTTTCGTATCGTGCCTTTCGAAACATCTAAACGCTGTTCCGCAGGTTTTTCTACAATTTTCTTGCGCTTTATTTTTTTTCCTTCGTAAGTTGTTACATATTCAACCATATTCTATACCTTTCAATCAAGTCATTTATATACGATAACTTGATTATCAATTGAATCATAAAACACTCCTCGGTTAACCATAAACATTTTCACATCATTTGCGTCAGGAATTACAATATTGCCGAATTCTGTAATCAAATAATCGTCTGTTTCTTCAGTTTCTGTTGATAGTAAATCTTTTGTAATTAATTTTTGTACCTCCTCGGTATTATTTTCATAAATTATAATATCTTCATAATCATTTTCGTTTAACTTATAACCGCCCAATATAATGCTTTTATAAAAATATATAGCATTAAAACCTGCGTGGTTGGAAACAAAATATCCATTATAAATCTTATCGATTGACGCAGGAACAGTGTAAGAAATTACATCATCACCTGACATATGGCTAACATAATTATGTCCACTTACAAAAGCTATTGCATTAGATACATCATCGTAAGAAAATCCGAAAATATTTTTATAAGTAGAAGTGTCATCACCATCACTGTAAAATGAAAAATCACTATATTTATAAGATTTACGAATCATTGCGTGTTGGTATGATGATTTATGATGACGAAAAGAGTTAACAATCATTGTGATGAAATTGTTATTTATCATCATTGTTAAATCATTTCTAGAATCAAATTTCGGTCCAAGATCATGTGCTTGAACATTTTCGATTTGAGACCCAGACTCATTGAATCTGATGCGATATATAGTATCATTATCCGATGAATTAGAATAAAATGCAAATACTTCTTTAGTATTATTTTTGATTGCAATATCGAATATATAACGTTTCACGTTTGATATTGATGCAAAATCCGTTATTTCAAAAGAAGTATCGTCGATTTTATATATTGCGATATTTTCATTTGAATAATCATACGCGCTTACTATATAATAATTATCAATTTTACCCAATATATCTGTTCTATCGCTTTCAAATCTCGTATCATCAATATTGTTGAATGTATTAGATACTATATCGTAAATAATTACTCCAGATTTTTTCATTATAATAATTTTTTGACTATCATCGTCTATAAACGTCCATTTATTGGTATAGTGAGAAGCTTCTATATCGTCTGCGGTGTAATTCATTTCTGCAATAATTCTATCTTGAGTTATATCAAAAATTTGTACTTTTGGATCAGCTCCTCCTGCTATTAATGATATATAATTATGTTCATTAATTTCTAAATTATGAGGCAGAATATTCATATACGTATAGCCGCTATATAATATCTGTGCTACGGCAAACCTATTTCTATCTAATAAAAAAGTTCGTTTATTAAATTCAACTTCACTATTATCTGCAATAATTGATACATTGTTTAAATTTTTTCGCACGTATATGATTAAATCAGAACCGTCTTTTTTGGATACTGAATAATCGCTATATATAAAATTATCATTTAGATTTGTAGTAACAAATAAAGCACTTTTAGTAAAGAAAGCATTATTTTCTATATCGAAGTCTGCAGGTGTGGAATATGCGATTCCTAGAGTTCGTGAATAGAAAGTCGCATTCGATGTATCAACAATTCCAAATCTATCAGCTATAGGAGTAGCATATCCTCCATTTTTATATGTAAGAGCGATTAAACCATGGCGCCCATTTTCATAACTATTATCATGGTCTGAATAATATGTATCATAACGTTTATTTTTGTAAAGACTAAGAATGCAATTGCGTGAATGACTTGGATTGGATAACGTGCCACACATTACAAATGTATCAAAATAAAAATCATTTTTTAATCTATACGCGTTGGCATCAATACGTATTGCGGATTCTGGAAGTAAGTCATTATATATTTGTAGAGTTACAGATTCATAACCTGTTCCATACCCATTACTCTCACCTTTAAAAACTCCAACACCTTTTTCATCAATTGCATTAAATAATAAAACCGTTTCGTGCAGTTCTTCAAAATCTTTAGTATATGAAGAGCACAACATTTCTCGATTATGAAATATTGCATTATCCCAATCATAATTATATTGGTAAGAAACTTTATATCTGGTATGAGGCACATCAAAAGTATCATCGGAAGAACTGTAACTTGAAATCAGAGGTCGAATTTGTGTTGGTTCTGATTTATCAGATTTCTGCGTAAGAGCCCAAAATGAAATAGTAGAACTATTAACAGCAAAATAATATAATGATTTTATATAGCTTATTGCGGCAACACGATGACGGTTAGTAGTATCTCCATCTGCATAAACTTCATTCGCTACCTCATTAATAGTCACGTTAAAGTTTTCATCATATGCTTTATAATATACTAAACCATCAGATTTTAAATAAAATACATAAAAATAATTATTTATAAGATTCTTGAACATGAAAGCCGCATTTTCAGGATAAATATTAGAATCTAGCTGCGTAGTTACTGTTGCTTTAACTGCGTCTTCAGATAATTTAACTATATATAAATTACTACCGTTAGATGCTAATATAACATCATCATCAAAATTCACGTAATTTCCTAGAATGGGGCGACTACTGTTATTTAAACATGTATAACTAGTTTCGTCTCCATTATCAAGATTCTTTTTCGTTAAAAAGCCGGCGGTTCCTCTATAATACAAATATCCTTTATCACTTGTAGAAGATTTAACATATAAGAATTTTGTTTCTGGTGTAAAACCAATATTGTCTATTGTATAAGCTTCATTTGTTTGCTCCGAAACTAAATCGCATTCAACATTTATATCTGGATTAATATATGCATTATTCCTGTGTTTTAAAAATAAACCGTGAATTTTTTCTTTAGAATTTAAAAAAGGATATTTATATATCAAATGGTCCGTTAAATACGTACCTTTCACTAAATTATCTGAGTTTTTTTGCGCACTATATATTATTTTTTTATGCGAATGTAAAGTCAAGTTTAATTTATAATTTTGCTGTAAAAAATCTTTTAATTTAATTTCTACTTTATCATTGTTGAAATTTGTGTTAATTAATTCTATTTTATTTTCAACATCGATTATTGAATCTGCAGAAATATTTTCTGGATGTAAACTAATAGTTTTATACGATATGTTGGAGATTATTTTTTCTTCTTTATTTTTTATATAAGCTTTTATAGTTACTGTTTTTATTGTATCAATATTTAAAATCCTTATTTGAAAAGTATTGGTACTACAAGGATTCCCTGATACATTGGAACAGTCTGTAGAGCCAACTGGTTTCAGCTCGATTAAACTTCTTTCATCATCGCTTTCAATATAATAGTGTTCGCGTTCAGAATCATTAATGCTTATCTGATATCTATCATGTGTCAAATGTATTTCATCTATCTCGTTCGCAAAGTACGTAGATGCGCTATCAATTTCATCCATTTCATACTTAATTAAATTCACTGTTATAGTATTAGAAATGATTTCACTATATTCATTATTTTCATAAACAGAGATATATATTCTATCGCCAAATTCGCATTCAGAACATAATGAATTCAAATAAATAGTATCATAGTAATCAGTATCTTGAGTTATTTTCTCTATTACATTTCCATTTTCATCAATAAGTGCCCAAGTAATTTGAGGTGGCAGCACTCCATCATCTGTAGCCGGTAAACATGTTAATGATACATCTTTTTTTAAATAATAAATATTATCAATTACTTGAAATTTTCCATTTACTTTAATTTTTAATTTAGGCGCTAAATCGCTAGATGCAACAAGTCTTTTATAAGCCCAATCGGAAGCTTGATTCCCCGACACATAACGAGCGCGTACATAAAACGTCTCACCTGGATTAACAGCAAACAAAGGTGCCCAAGGCTCGTTAGAAATGTAACTTTCATAAGAAGTAAAATTAACATCATAAGAAATTTGAAATTCTGCGTAATCCATTTTACCTGTAAAATTTTCATCAGTTTTGTATGCAGTCAGATATATAGGGCCTTTAAAGTTATCTGGATTATTCGCAATAATAGAAGGTGTCTTAATAGGACTCTTATGTTCTGCTTCCCAGTTTTCAGAAACCTGGAATATATATTCTTGCCCCGTAGCCGTGTCAATAGATTTAGAATACATTTTACCATCTGAAACATTTAAAGCCACTTCACCAACAATCAGATCGTCTATTGTAGGTATTTTGCCTGATTCATTGCTGTGTTTTAAAACAATTTTCATCTCACTCGCCTTTTAAGTGTTTTATTGATAAAATCAATTTATCATTAGAATATATTTTAGATTTATCAAATGTCTTGGAATATTTATAATTAAAATCTTTACCATTTGCTGTATATTTATTTAGCAATAAATTATCATTATATTCATAAAATTCTTCTTTCAATTTATTACCTCTTAAATAAGTAACAGAATGAAGAATCTCTTTATTTGAACCATATTCATTAACGGTTTCAATATCGTGTGTTTTCACATATGTAGGATACCAGTGTCTAGTTAAACGTTCTTCGTACCTTACAATTTCGCCTTGAAATCTAACAATTTTAATAAATTTATCATTTTCTTTTTTATGTACAATTGTGTAATCTTTGTTCTTAATAATATAATAGTCTTCATCGTGATAATAATAAGTGTATGTTTCGTTTAAAAACAAATTTGTTTTTTTGATTATTTTGTTATTTTTGATGAAATATCTTATCTTAGGCTCATATTTACTATTAAATTCAGTAATTGGGATCAAATTTGATTCAGATAAATATTCAGTATATAAGTATTTATGTTTCATTATCGAAATTAAACTGTGAAAATCAGAATCTATTTTTTCTAGTACTTTAACAGATTCATTTTCAAAAAACAATTCTTTAAATAAAGCGACGCCTGCAGCACAAAATTGTTCAATGCGCTCACCATGTTCTGAATTCATAGTTTTAAATTTAAAACCCATTAGTATGTACCTCCGTGAATTATTTCTTCAAATTTTATGCCATTTTCCTCGTCATTTACCACCAACATTTTACCGGCGTTACCGCTGTAAGAACCCCAGTCAATTCTACCAACATTTATGATGATTTCATCACCTGTTTCAGGATCAATTCCTTTAGTATATAATAATCTATCATATACATTTACAGCCAATTCACCAATTTCAATATCTTCCAAATTTGGTTTTTTCCCTGGTACATTACTGCGTTTGATTAAATATTTTACAGACATGTATATATCCTTTATATGAAGTAAATATAGTTTGCTAGTTTCTGATTCCTTGAAAGCCAAAAACTAGCAAACTATCATTATATAATGCGTAAAATTCAAAGACTATATAGTCTCGAGTTTTAGTTTTAGTTTTATTTTCAAAAAAAAGCAAAAAGGCGTGCATTGCACGCCTTTTCTGTAATCTATTTTTTTAATTAAAATGTACCGCCATCTATCGTACTGCCAGGTACCCAGTTGGTACCATCAAATTCAAGATAATCACCAGTTGCTGCACCTGAAGTATTAACATCAGATAGATCACTAACTGCAGCTGTAGCAAACTCTAATACATCTTCTGTAGCATTAACTTTAACAAATTTGCCAGCATCACCTGAAGCGTAAGAACTAGGGGTGTCATCGAGAGCTACAAATGTAGTTCTGCCAACAGTATTCATATCAATGTTTTTCCAAGTAGAACCATCGAAACTTAACACTTGATTAGCTGCTGGAGAACTGAGTGGTTACATCAGATAAATCACCAATTGAACTGTTGCCAATTACAGTTTGTACTCTAGCATCTGTATAATAAAGATTAGTAGTGCCTTCACTGATATCATCAGTTGTTAAAGTAACATTTGGTCCAGCTTTGCCATTAACAGTTTGTACAGCAGTATCTCCTGGACTTAACAATTCAGTCCAGTCTGTCATATCACCAGCTGTACCACCATTGTGAACATATGATTTATTTTCATCTGTTCTAATTGCAATATCACCTTCTTGCGCACCCAATGCAAGTTGCGCCGATTCGCTGTCAACTACAAATGTTTCAGTAATAGCGATAGCTGGAAGCTGTGAACTTGAAACTTTACCATCACTATCAAGTGATGCAACACCGTCAGCTGCACCTTTTTGACTTAACGGGATAAATGTAGAATTCGCCCAGTTTTCCACATTAGCAGTAATTTTTAAACCACCAGCTGTTGAACCGTCACCTATCCAAAGATCTTTGGCGTCTGAGGCCCAAATCAATTCACCTTCTACTGGCGTATAACCAGGTCTGTTAGTTTCTAAACCTCTTTTAATTTAATTGTAGCCATGTTTATTATCCTTTGATTAAATATGTTTAATGTGCTATTGGTTAGTTAGCATATAATCCGCAATCTAACACAAAGCTATCTTTTACTATTGTGTTGGAATCAAGTATCACACCCCTAGTGCCACCATTATTGGCAACTAGTTGCCCGTTTACATATAAACCATCTTCTTTCAATTCAAATGATGAATCGTTTGTGTAATGTGAGAATCTTTCAATATCAAAAGCTCGATACTGAAAACCAGCCGGAATAGAATTAATACGATAAATATTACTAGGTAACCAGTTCATCGAGTTAGTAGTATGAATTGATCTTATTATAGTACATGGTTCAAGTACGTTGGCAAGTAAAAAATTGCCATTTTTATAAGTATCGCTGTAAACAAGATAAACCATATTGCAGATTTCGTGATTCGATACATTAGCTTTTAACTGAAAAACCCAGCGATCAGCTTCAACATATCCTACGGTAAAAACAACAGCTTGTGACCACTGGCCTTGTCTAAACTGCAATTCTATGGAAGAGTGAACAGGTTGTCCCCCGTTATCTTTTGTAGGATCTGATGTAAGATTCATGTTGCCATTGATTGCGATAACATATATTCCTGGTTCTTCAAGTTTCGTATATGATATATAAGCAGCAGGATTATCATTTTTAATATATAAACATTTTTTAATCCTTAACTTATATTAACACAGCCATCAGCTGTCTGTTTATAAGTTGTTCTTAGTAATCTGTAAGTTGTAGTAACTCCATAATCATTTGTAATATTAACAGTTCCTGCCTCACTCATATCCCATCCAAATCCGTTATCGCAATCAACAGCTTGCCCAATAGATCCCCAGCTATCTGGATACACAATATAATAATAATCTTCACCATCTACTACGTTAAAATTATAGGTTCCAGCAAAACTAGATTTCAACTGGCTGTTGCTTAACGCTTTTACTGCAGCTTCATCAAGAGTATCAGTAGTTGCTGGTCCCCAGTAAACTCTATAATACCATCTAACACTATAATTACGAGTAAAAGTTTCATTTTTAGTGTTTAAACCTCGTATTTGCCAAGTATAAGAACCTGAACTTGTTAATACTTTATCATTTCCTATATCTACATTTTCTTGGCCATCATTATCGAGGTTACTTACTAAAACATTTCCTCCAGTTAAATCTCTAATTTCAATGCTCCCTGATTGTATATTAGAACTATTAGAAGTATTCCATCTAAATGATCTGGTTCCTCCTACTACTTTGTCTCCAACTTCTAATGTTGTACTTTGAGAATCCATATAAAAAGCGGTAAAACTTGGATACTGATAAGGATAAAGAATTTGTTGCAAAACTTCGCAAGCTGATAAACCTGTAATAGTTGTACCGCTTTCTAAACCTCCATGATTTTCAGGCACCGGGTCGGAAGTGGAAAAGGTACAACCTGATCCTATCCCACCACCTCCACCTCCTAGACCTCCTGCATACTGGATGATCAGATCTCTTGGTAAAAAAGGCATAATATACTCCTTAAACTGTTGGAGACACTGGTGAAATTACAATTGTTGCAGTACCAGGTGTACCTGAAATATTAGATAAAAGTGCATTTACTCGTAAACGATTTTCATTATCAGCCATTGTCATTATTAATCTATATTTACCACTCTCAGACAACACTTTTCTAATAGGCGCAACAGTTTCTGCGCTATCTTCAAACATTATAGGATAATAGTCATCTAGCAATCTATTATAACTATCAAAAGTTAAAGTTAAACTTTCTTCATCGCCTTTTGAATATTGCACATATATAATATTAATAATTCTGGTATTAATCTCGCCGCTAACAACTGCACCATCGTCGCCGCCTTCAGCCAGCGTTTTTCCGTAAATATCTTTGATTATTATCATCAGTATTCTCCACTGTCATAAACTTCCGCAACATCATAAAGTTTATACCAGTTTGTATCGCTACTTGGATCTAGAATCTGAAATACTGCATAAGTAAATTTATTATTAAACACTAAACTATTTTGAAATTGCACGGTATAACCTGTAGGTGCTTGTACAGTTAACGGGTTAATATTAAATGTTCCTCTAACGTCATAAAATGCAATTAAATCATTATTGTTTGGTTCATCTTCTATAGTAAGCGTCACCGGTCCTGCAGAAGTATCTACAAAATATAAATTACCAGTTTGAACCACAGAATCATTATTAATATATATTGGAAATAATTTGCCACTGTTGCTTTCTTGTATCGCATCGTTAGTTAAACTATCACGCGGAGACATATCTACTGTAACAGTATCATTGTCTGAATCATACGCTACACGTGATAAAAGAAAATAATTCTCTTCATTCGCTTCACTCGTAAAAATTTCTATAAAAGCATAGTTAGGAGGATATTCTTCAACATATTTGTAACTTAAATATATATAATATGTTGTATCAGATGCAGGTTTATCGTATTCAAATAAAAAATCATTTAGAAATATGATTGGTTGATTATCTATTACTGCTGCACCTTCAGTAACAGTGATTTTGATTTTATCACTGTCAACCATAGCAACAGTTTTTAATCCTGTAGTGATAAAATTGATTACACCTTCAGTTGTATCTTTGAACACAGAGACTTTATAAAACTCTGCAACTGCACGCAGAACGTCAGAAGAAGATCTATATTGTTGGTAATCTAATGCTCTTTCTTGATTATTGATAAAATCAGTTGGTGTAGGATTTATTATAGCCATTGTTGAATTCCTTTTGTCAAAAAATATTCATTTTTTTAATATCCATCTTATACGTTGATTAGGGACCGCGGAAACACGCGTATGTCATTTTTTATAAAATTTATGATAATGCATGTTTAGCGATCCGAACCTACCCCATTTATTGTTTTCAAATTTTATTAGATTACCATTAAGTTTAAGTTCGCCTTCATAATATAGAACACATCTATTTTCCATCGAATCTCCTCCGATAGGGCTATAATATAGTGAATTTAATCCAATATTATACACGTCTCTGGTATCGATAATCGGATAACATACCCAGTGGCTAACGTCTCCGAATGCCGGATCTCTTTTAATTTCAACTTTTAAATCATTTTTTTCTATTTGATCTCTTAAAATCTCAATCAATTTATTTTTTAACCTAGGATTTTCCTGTGTTACTGTGCTCATGTTTCTGAATATGTATTGAAAAAGATTAGAATAATCTTCAATTGATACATAACCATCAGAACCAGTTAGCTGTTTTTTAAGTTGTGAATCTTTTTCTATCTGATGTATCACGAAAGGCGCAAAAAGATTTAAAAGAGCACCCCATGGAATAGTTGCTGAAAGAGGCGGAATTTCAGGCAAAGCAGAAGCCACAAGTCTGGCAGCGAAATCGGTTCTTTTTTTAATCATTGCTCCTCTCACTAAACCACTTTTGCCTGATAATCTATTTATGAAATAATCATGTAAATCATTGACATATTTTTGAATAATTGTTTCGCGTGAAACTGCTTGATTTAGATCCTGATTTCCCAGTAAATAGTTTGCATATCTGTCTGAAGTTTTTTCGCGTGTTGCAGTTAACAGTGCTTTATATAAATCGTTTACCTCATCATATACTACTCTTCCATCTCTTACGCTAAAATCTCTAACCCCTGCAGGCTCAACCAACCATTTATTAATATACATTGATTTATTACGATGCAATTCTTGCAGTTTTTTAATCAATTGTTTTTTATTCTCGTAATTTGATATTTTAGACCAATCAATTTTATTTAAAATTTCTTTTATAAATGAAGCACCCCAGTGTCCGTGATCAGGATCCGGTACCAATTGTCCTTTATCTAATTTGTATTTCATTTTGCGCATAACTATTTTTCTGAAAGCACCACTGATTTTATCCATCATATCTAACACAACAGGGTGAATGATTTCTGTTCCTAGATTAATATAAGCCCATTTTGTATTTCTGAGCTCAGTGTGCTTCGGGCCGAAAATTTCAAAAGAAAAGAGCCCATCTTTCGTAGGCACCGGTTCTTTATTCTTCCCTATTTCAAACATCTTTGGATTCGTAACTTGCTGACATTTATGTTCAGCTATAAATTTTTCTATATTTACAATATCTGCCATAGTACTTCCTTTTTATATCCAATCTGACCAATCTTGGGTCGGTTGCGCTGTTACAGGTGTATTTACTTTGTTTGTATTTTGTGAATTGCTATTTCCTAGTTGCTCAGGCTCTACCGCATTTTCAACTTCAATATCATCACATTTGATACAAAAATATTTTTTATACATCGGATCTTTAGCTAGCATTTTGACAGCTATATTAACAGCTGCATTTCTTAATTCCGGATGAATATTATTTAATATTTCGCGCGCTTGCGCATCAAACGCTATTGCTATTTTTTCGATTTGACTCATTCATTCTCCTTATTTTTTAAAATTTCTAACAATTGGGGTGCTCAAAAAAAGAGCCTTAAATTGGTGGCTGCGTACTACTTGCTGTATCTGAGATCGGCGAACTGATAATAGGCGTTATAGGTGGTGGATTAAAATCGGTAATTGGTGGCTGTTGAGCAGTTGATATTTGATTATCAATTATCAGTGACATTGGTGGTGATTTCATGTTGCCTGTTGGTGGACTACTATTTTGAGAATTTTTTTCTTGTTGTGCGCATCCCGGGATGATCTCATCTGTTTTGTTTTCAAATTCAAAACTCTCTTTTTTAATCACAGGCTCGCTGTTTTCTAGATTATCCATAAAATCAATAACGCAATCGATATTTGTAATACATTCATTTTCTAAATCTTCTAGACCTTCGATACCTGGATACATTTCTTGATATAAATCTAGCAATACATTTCTCGTTTCAATTAATTTTCTAAGTTCAGCAACTTCCAATTCTATCATAATACCTTTTGCTCCAACTTTTGTGCGAATAAATTTATTAAGATTATTTTGCCTCACAAAATCCGCCACTGAACTTTTATTTTTATAATTAAGTGAATCCATATATCGGTTAACTAACGCGAGCGGCAATTTACCTTCTTTTTCAAAAATCATTCTTAATTCATCGACCATACTCATTACGCTAGCCATGGTACCTTCATCACTTGCGTTTTCAGTAAGCTGTAAAACAAGGCTATCCCAGCTATTATCTAAAATAGTTAATACAAGGCGTCCGAAGCTGTGGCCTGAAAACATTACACGATAAAATGTTCCATCTTTAATATTCATATTTTCCCATTTTTTCTCAGTAACGGTATTAAGTAAAATACCGTAAAAAGTTTCAAGTTCATTTTCAACTTTAGATGTAAATTCATCAATATCCTTGCCTAATATGTTTACAGTTGCGGTTAACGGTATTGATGTATAAAAAAACGTAAAACGTCTTTCTTGTGTATTAATATAAGCAGGTACTTCCCTGTTGCTAAAAGTCATAAAATTAAAGCGCCTTTCAACATCAAAAGTATCTATACCTTTTTTCTCTATTTTGATTTTTCTGTTACCTGAAAGCATTTTTAATGTGTCAACAGATTTGCTATCGTATAAATTACTTTCATCAATAACCACCAAACTGCTTTGTTGGAGAAATGCATTAAATTGTTTTGTTATCTCATCGCTTCCTACAATATGTACATATTCGCTGTTTAAATACCATTCAAGTACCGTATTCACGAATAAATTTTTACCTGTACCGTAATTACCATAATGGAATGGTATAGTCGGTGTAATTTTGAATTGAGCAGTCATAGCAAGCCAGTTTATAAACCACTCCACACTTCCGTACTGCACGATCTGATAAATAAATGCTCTAGTATAAGGGCATCTCTCTTTAATTTCTTCAATTGCTTCACTTAGAGTGTACATACGACCATCGCGTTCTTCGAGCAATTCATCAGCTCTTTTTTTAGCCTTTTTATAATTAGTAGTAGGAACCCACATATTAATTAAAGAAATACCGTTTTCTTTAAATACTGGTTCGCGACCAGGTGCAAAATTCTCAAAGCCGTCGATTAAAATCTTACTTTCAAAAATTTCAGTAAACTCATCTAAAAATTCACGACTAACTTCATCGATTTCAAGTTGATCTTTTAATACTTGTCTTACGAGAGATTTAAGTCCATCGAAAACATAAGACTTACCGCTATTTATGTGTCTTATAATACAGTTTTTCTGTTTATTAGCCATTCTGTAATAAATATAATTTTCTGTATCCACTTTGTCAATTAACTGTGTGCTTTCCTCTCTTGCTTCAAGGTGTTTTAATTCTTTTTTCTCCGCCTTTGCAATTTTAATTCCTGTTAAATCAACAATCTCGCGAATAGCATCTGCTTTGCTGATACCCATCAGTTTTGCATAAAATTCGATTAAATTATATTTTTGCTGATCATGAAAATCCAAAAATACATCGATACCAGTTGGTGTATCGCCGTTTTTATAAATTGCAAATGAATAATGTTCATCTCCTTCATGAAACGGACATTTAATTGCACAGATTTTATGGTTTTCTTTTACGATTTCAATTTTGTCTCGTAATAGTAAATCGATACCTTTGCCACCGTTTAATTGTGTCAAGATGGCCATTTCAATATTAGTTAACCCTTTGCGGTTATAAATAGGAGATGAGCTTTCAAGTTTAGCTTCTTCGAGCAAAGTTTTAACATTAAATTTTTCATTTATATTCTGATCTAGTGCTTGCGCAACAATCGGTGTAATAGATTCAGAATATTTAAAAAGTGAGTTTTTCGTAATATCGTCGTGTAACTGCGATATGGTTTCTAACAATAAGTTTTTAATCCATAAAGAACTTGTTTTTTTATCAAAATCTCTTATAATGTATGAAAGAGTTTTGTATTTTGGATTCAATGTTCCAAGCACACGCTGTACATGTTGTTTATCAAAAGATGTGGTATCATATTCAAGATCGACTTTGGCAAGCGATCCTAAAGGGTTTCTCACAAATGTTTTATAACGTTTTTGAGGTACATGTTTTTTTAATAAATGAAAAATTTTTTCTGCTGTCTGCGCGCGGATTGCAGAATCAAATTTATAAATTAATTGCACACCGCCACCAGTGACTCCTATCATTATAGGAGTAGGCATTTCGATTCCAGCTGCAGACATTGTGCTGTAAATAGAAGTATGTCCTATTAATGCTATAAATTTAGCCCACGGTTTTTCAAGATTTGCTAGATTAACTCTATTTTTACTGTTCTCAGCATACACATCAATATCGATAGCAATTGTGTCGGTAGATATAAAAGTTTCGCTACTGGGAGCATGTCCTTCAGCTATCTCGAATTCAGCCGCTGAAACTGAAATTCCATATTCTTCTCCGTATTGTGTATATCCATTTCTTATTAATTTCATAAGCTCATCAATTGAACGGATAGATTTTTTTAATGTGAATGTGCCGCTTGGAGTAAAAGCAACTGCTCTAACTGTTTTACCTTCATCCAATGTTTCATTATGCGCAACCAGCCACCATTCTCTGATATCTTGTTCGTTAAAATAATGATTGATTTGTTGATTCATAGTTCTAAGCTCCTTTGTGAAATATTATTTTAATGATTTCTATATTGTGGTTATACCAGGTTTTATTTTAAAGATTCATTAGTTGCTTTTATTTTAACTTAAAATATCTATATTCATATCAGATTATGAATTTTTTTCTAGCAAATAGAAAATAACAACCTTTCTAATAGCTTGTTACAGTTAGCAGAACCTATATGCAGAAAAACTTTTTTCTAGATATCATCCCGGTCTGATCTCATTGTTGCGATGGA